CTTGTGTATCACCTGAGGCATTCTATGCGAAGATCAACCATGTTCAGAAGAGCTACCCAAGCAATCTAATCTCTGATGCAGTGCAAGATGTGTTGTTTAACTATATGATGAGCACGAAGAGCATCAACATAGAGCCGACGATGGGTCCTCAGAACATTCTCATTCCGCACAAGAATCCGTTCGAGGCGATATCACTTCTTAAGAAGAGAGCTGTGTCACCCACGAACAAGTCGTCATCATACGTCTTTTTCGAGAACAGACAAGCCGGTAAGCAGGTGTACAACTTCGTGACTTTGGAGTCCATATTCAAGGCGAACAACATCATCGGCAGCTATCAGCAATCCGACGCCATTCTGACCAACTTCTTCAATAACACAACGAACAATATCCTTGCGTATAGTGTGCCACATCAATTCTCCACTACTGAGAAGCTACAATATGGTGGTCCGCGAAAGGTGACGACGTTCGACTTCACAACGCATGAGTTCATAACAAACATTGTCAACACGTTTGATACTCTGTTCTCCACTGGTGGCACACCACAACAGTCAGTGTCGTCGACCTTCAAGAGTCTGTTCGGTAATGCAAAGATTCCACCACAGGCTCTGATTCCGGTTGATACATCACAGAGAGCTTTAACGAACATTCCACAGGGCACGCCAAACTTTGAAGCGTATCTTGCTGTGATGGTGCAGAACGCTATCAAAATAAAAGTGATCGGCGATACGAAGCTGACCGCTGGAACTCTCATAAATTGTACGATACCGAATAAAACAGGCACGACTGGTATCACGATGTCGGACCCGCTGGTTAGTGGAACGTTCATGATCACGAGAATGCGCCATCGCATTGGGTTGTTTCAAGAGAAACCTAGATACTCCTGCACGATGGAGCTCATCAAGGGCTCCTACAATCAGCCGGTGAAGTGAGGTTAAAATGACTGAAAGATCGCTTGGGGAGAACATAGCGTGGTGGGTTGGCGTAGTCGTCAACGTCATGGACCCGAACAAGGCTGGAAGAGTGCAGGTTCGCGTTCACGGCCGTCATGATGATACGATCAATATACCTAACGCAGCGCTGCCTTGGGCTCTCGTCATGCAACCAGCCACATCTGCTGCGATTGGCAAGATAGGCACCGCTCCTCTCGGTCTTGTAGCAGGTTCCAGAGTGATCGGTCTCTGGGCTGATAGTGATCACCAATACCCAATCGTAATAGGTTCCATAGGTAAGGATGGTGACCCTATATCTGGATCTTTGGTCAATGGTGCTCCAGCGATCAATAGTTCAACAGGAAGCATACCTGGTCCATCACAAGGTGCCCTAACTCCTGGTCAGGCACTCAATCCTTACAGTGTCAGAAACCCAGCACGAGTGCCGACAACGTCAATCTTCTCTGGCATCGCTGATATCTTTAGCGTTCCAAGTACGGCTGGTATAAGCATTCCACACGCAGTCAACGATCTAATTCCATTCGCGACACTGCCAACCACCGCATCTCTGTTGCCATCTAACAACGCATCGGTTTTGAATGCAATCAAGATAGCTGATCCAGCAGGTGCAGCTCAAATCTTCCGATGCTTACCGAACCCGTTATTGGCTTTATTTGCCATTATGGCATTGCTTGCCAGTATATCTCGTGCATTGATATCAGCGATGGCTGGTGCTTTGGTTAATGCTCTTCTGATACTGGCCAAGAAGATTGGTTTGCTCACTCTGCTTGGTTTGCTTAACGCAATAGCTCTTGAAATAGCTGAGCTTAAAGCACTTCTCGCCGCGCTACTCGCTGGATGTGGACCTAATGTTCTCAACCAAGGTGGGTACAATCAAGTCAATCTTGTAATGGCTCAAGCCATTCATTCACTTAACACTCTTGCAAATTATAATCCAAACGCACCGTCGGCTGCGAATGCTCTTGCTGTTGCACAAGTCCAAGGAGCTATTCTTCAATCGATACAAACAGCTCCAGCAGCAAGTGTAGCGACACCTTTCACCGCCGCACCACCAGCGTCATCAATCGTTGGTCTGCCACCAGCAACATATACAGTCAATTATAATAATGGTGTCGATACATTTCCTGGCTACATTCAATTCACTGATCCAACGGGTGTTGGATCGCCTGTATATGTGCCGAGAAATGGTACACCGAACTATACCTCAGCGACCCAAGCAGCACAGTTTGGAATGCAGAATGCCATGCTTCCATCATTGCTTAGTTCGTTCTCAACTCCAAACTTAAGTGCGACACCAGCAAACCTCGGTGCCACACTGACCAACATCGTAACTGGTGGTGTTACTTCAGCCAAGAACATAGCGACGTCGTCAGTCCTTGGCACCGCCGCGGCTCTTGGTACACCAGGAGCTATCTTAGGTCTGCTCTCTGTATTCGCCGCACCAGTCGCTAAGACTGTCACCAACACGTTCACACCACAGAATACGAAGTCGATAGTGACATCATCATCCGCCACTTCTTCGATGACGAGCTTTGCTTCAGTGCAAGCTAAATTAGCTCAGCAGCAAATGCAGATGCGTGCTGCACTCGGCAATTAATGATTAGGAGATTATGATGTCAGGAAGTCAAACACCGAGTAGCAATGCCAACGCAAAGCATCCTAACTCGTCATTTAACTCAACGTATCCATATTGCAAGACGATCATCACACCTGGTGGTCATATGGTCATCATGGACGACACACCAGGTAACGAAACTCTTAGCATTCAGCACACTGGTGGTACTCACGTTGAGATCGATCAGAACGGCAGATGGAACCAAGTTGTCATGGAGAATGGTCACTTCACATATAATGGTGGAGTGAGTGAGGCAATAGCGGGCCATAAAGATGTAATGATTCAACAGAGTTACAACTTAAATGTCAATAACTCAATGCAGGAGTCAACAGCCAGCGACAGAATGATCATGGTCGGTGGCAACTTGTTGGTTGGTACAAAGAACTCAAGACATGACGACACCCTTGGAGATCGTTCTGAGACCGTCGGTGGTAATCATGAGGTGTTGGTGTCTGGTGATGTTCATAGATCGATAGGTAAGGATAACGTTGACGTCATCGGTGGAAATAAGGTTGACATTATCACTGGTGATTGGGCTGTAAGAGCATCAGGTAGTGTTGAGATTGTCAACGATGGAGGCACTGTCAGAATCAAATGCACCAATTTCATCATCGACGCTCAGAATATCACATTTATGACAGAGTCGGGACCGATCAATATCACATCCGCAGACGGCATTAGTATCTCTAGCGGTGGACCAATTAATATGAACGGTGGTGGTGCGACGAATATCACTGGTTCACCCGTCGATGTCAATGGTCATACCTTTTAATTAGAAAGAAAGAAGATGTCAGGATCAATTACAAGAGCCGATACTCTCACGCAGACTCAGAAGATTCCAGCGATCTATTCTGATTTGCTGAGCGACTTCTCACCTCATCCGCTCGTCGGTGACGTCGCCATTGCTAAGAACGCCGACGCCATCAAACAGTCTCTTCGCAATCTGATCCTAACCACTCTCGGTGAAAGAATGTTTCAGCCAACGGTTGGTTCAAATACCGTCACATCTTTGTTCGATATGAATGATCAAATAACATCTCAAGACTTACAACACTACATCACCGAGACTGTTCAGAACAACGAGCCACGAGTTCAACTCATCAGCGTAACGGCCACACCCACCGCTGATACAAACAATATGGCTATCACGATTGAATTTTCCATAATAAATACAAACACCATACAGACACTACAGTTCATCTTACAGAGGGTCAGATAATGTCCGCGAACAACTCCATCTCCCTCACGTCTCTTGACTTTGACACATTAAGAGCGCAACTTGTGCAGTTTCTGCAAGGGCAGACAGCTCTACAGGACTACAACTTCGCTGGGTCAAACATGTCTGTCCTTCTGGATCTTCTGTCTTACAACTCTTTCCAGAATGCATTCTATACGAATATGTTGTTGAACGAGAGCTTTCTCGATTCGGCACAGTTACTGTCGAGTGTGGTGTCCAAGGCCAAAGAACTGAACTATACACCAAGGTCTTATAGATCATCGACCGCAACATTTACTGTCAGCGTTCCACAATCTGGTATCACGTCTGGTTTAACCAGTTTCACCATACCAGCTAACACAATTTTCACTGGTCAAAACGCGAACAGTACTTATAACTTTATCACACAAGAGTCTATGACGATATACCCTAGTGACGGAGCGTTCACCGCGAACGTAACGGCATATGAGGGATCGCTACTAACTGACACTTTCGTTGTCAACTACAACACGACCGCTCAGCAGTTTATAATGTCCAGTAATACGATTGACACAGACTCGCTTGTCGTCAATGTCATCTCTAACACTGGTCAGAGCGTCGTTCAATATCAGCAAGCAAAGAGTCTTTATGGTCTTAACAGTAACTCGGCTGTGTACTTCCTTGAAGCCGCATCTAACTCTCAATATCAGGTGACATTTGGAGATGGTGTATTTGGTTCATACCCACTAAATGGATCGGTTGTTCAATGCACATATAGAACGACATATGGTTCTGATGGTAATGCGTGCCTGAGCTTCAATATAGTCACCAATTTAGGTCCGGCGAATGGACTTGGCTCAGCACCGTCTATGAATGTCACGACTATCTCTGGTTCCTTTGGTGGTGCGAATGCGGAGTCAATCAACTCAATACGCTTCAACGCTCCTAGAGCATATCAGACACAGCAGAGAGCCGTCACCACGAACGACTACAGAGACATAATTCTGTCTAACTTCCCAGACATCAAAGAAGTACAGGTTTATGGTGGTGAGACACTCATTCCTCCAGTCTTTGGTACTGTGTTTATATGTCCACTAACAAATTCCGGTGCGCCAATTACAGATGTTGAGTCGGCTGCTATTGTATCGTTCCTACAACCAAACGGTATCGTTGGTATAACGTCTCAGGTTGTTGAACCAGATTTCCTTTATCTTTTGGTTAATAGCAATGTGACATACGATTCAACAGTCACGACATATACACCAAATGATATCAGCAACATTGTGTCCGGCGCAATTGCAACATTTAACACGCAATATCTCACGGCTTTTGATACCAAGTTCCAACTTTCTCGGTTTGAGTCCTTCATCAATTCCGCTGATCCAAGTATATTGACCAATGAGAACAGCATCACAATGATGAAGATATTGTCTCCAACATTGAAATCGACTGCCTACTTGAATTTCTCATATGGAAATCCAATTCAACCTGGATCATTTTCCAGCACGTCGTTCATTTCAGGTGCGAGCATTCTGCAATACAGCGACTACAATCCGAATAACATCACGTTCACATTCAATCAGACACAGACAGGTTTGGTCGTTAAGAACAGCACGAACATTGTGTATCTGATCAATATGAACAATCCTGCTGCGGCCAGTTATACCCCTGCTGGAACTATTGACTATGAGACAGGTACAGTTTCGCTCAATCAGATAGATGTCAACAGTTTCTTAGACTCTGAGGGCATACAGTTTTACGCTACGGCGGTTAATCAAGATATTACGGTTAAAGGTAATGCTGTCATTGAGATAGACATAGAAAATGGCGTTACCATTAACGTCGAACAGGGATAATCATGGATAACTTTATATCTCCGTTCATACCTGGACAGTTTCCACAACTATACAAAGACAATCAATCAAATCTGATTGCTTTTGTTCAGGCATATTATGAGTGGATGGAGCAAAACTATCTGGGTACGCTCAATGTATCGTATTCAAACTCTGGCAATTTAACTCTAAGCGCTGGTCAAACATTTGTCGATTTGAACACTGGAGCGACCGGAACGATTAATTTCGTCACTTCCAATATACCAAGCAAATCGATTTCGTTGATAAACGTCAACATTACGAATAATGTTGATATTCAGATAGGCGACTCGTTGTCCATCAACGGCTCATCGTCTTATCTCACAGTGACCAATGTCAATGATGCTGTTGGGCCTCTGGGTATAGCAAGATCCATTCAGAACTATACAGATATAAACTCAACCGCAGATACTTTCCTTTCTCATTTCATCAACACATATATGCAATCCATACCGACAACGATTGCAGCTGATCCAAGATTGTTGATCAAACACATCAAAGATTTGTATTTGGCGAAAGGAACACCAAAGGCTTACGAGCTTTTGTTCAGACTTGTGTTCAATGAAAGCATCACTATTGACACACCAGGTCAGTATGTGTTCAAGCCATCCGATAACACGTGGAAGGTTCCTCGCTACATTGAGGTAAACGATAATCCATATCTCGTCAATTCTGTTGGTATGCTTGTCTATAACTTCAGCAGAACAGCCAGTGCAGTTGTCGAGAGTGTGGCACGTAAGATCATAAATGGTAAGTCCGTCAACATCGTTTATATCTCTTCTGAGAACGGACGGTTCCGATATAATGACAATCTTTTGTGCGATGCGATACCTCAGTGGACAAATGAAAACTCTCCGCGCGTCATTGGATCGCTGTCTGCCATCACGATTGAGAATGGTGGTTACAACCTCAACGTCGGCGATGTTCTCGACGTTATTGGTACAGGCATCAATGCCAAGGCACGCATCGCATCAACAGTAGATGAGAACGGAAAGATATCGTTCAGCTTGTCGAGTGGTGGAATGGGCTACACGCTGACACCTCAGATAACTGTTGCTACGACCATCAATCTTTTGATCGACAACGCAATTGGAACGTTCAGTTTCGGTGATATAGTAACAGACGAAACAACCAACGCTAATGGTTATTGTACGTACGCGAACAGCTCATTCGTTCAGCTTATAGACTTTAGTCAGAACTTGAGCTTTGTTGCCGGTCATAATGTGACAAATCAGACATCATCATCGTCCGCGACAATCACATCCGTTTTGGGTGGTGGCGGTTCAGGTGCCTCGTTTAGTGTTGGCAACATCATTAATCCACAGACATACACGATTGATTTAGATTCTATCAACAATCAATATAACACCGTTCTCGATAGTCCTTCATCTGGGTTTTATATTGATATATCATCAACCAGCAATACATTCACGGTGGGTAATACAGTTACATCAAGTGCTAATGTGATCTGGTTGGAAGGAAACTATCTAACGAGTAACACAATTGCTTCGGGTGAATTGCTCAGCAACACATCTCTCGGTATTTCAGGATTGTATGTGTATCGTTCAGATGGCCAACAATTGTCGATTACTGGCGCTCAAGCCAATCTCACACAAGCCGAGACAGCAATCACCTCTGGTGTTGTGTTGGTTTCAAGTGTATCATCCAGTCAATTTCAAATCATTGACCACAGCACTATTCAAACGATTACAGGCACAGCAAACGTAACTTATGCTAATAGCACAGTGATCGAGGTCAACGGTTCTGGTATTAGTAATATGGGATACTTTGTTCCAAATAACACGATTACTGATACAAATACAAGTCATACTGCTTTGATAACATCAACCATTCGAAAGACCGATTGGGGTTTTCAGTATGAATCAAAACCCGGCAATTTTGATGCCATGATCATAGATGTGTTAAGGTTTGAATCTTTGGTGGCTGGAACCATAGCATATCTTTCAGATATCAATCCAGGTGGTGGTTATACAACCGCTCCATATATCAGTATTGTTGAACCAGCGATTGCTGCTCTTGATATCAATGATTCCACTGGTGGTGTTGTCGGTAATGATGCTGTTGTATCATCAACAGTTTTGAACGCACAAGGAATTGCATCATCTGTTGAAGTTGTTGATTCTGGCTTTGGATTTAATCCTGATGAGTCAGTGACTCTTCAATCCAGTAATAGCAATATCGTGATAAGTGGTGTGTCTATAGTTGATCTTGATGGTATAGGTTTGGGAAGATGGACGTCGGATAAGAGCTTTGTCAGCGACATCATGAAGCTACAAGATAGCTATTACTATCAGCCGTTCGCATACGAGATTGCGGCCCAGAGAATGCTGAGCACATATCAAGACCTTGTG